TCATATTGAATTGAACCTTGACATCGAATTTCGCTTCAATTCATCGACAATGGCAATGTAAGGCTTCATCGCTTCATATCTTGAATGCCCCGTCCATCGCATTATCACTTCGGCGGGGATGCCAAGTTGAAGTGCCGTGACAACGAATGTGCGCCGGGCGACGTGCGTTGTCAAAAGTTGCCATTTCGGAAGCACTTCTTCAAATCGTTGGTTGCCCTGAAAATAGACAATTCTTGTCATATCCTCGATGCCGCACAATTTCCCCAAATCTTTCAAGTGCACATTCATTTTTTCATTGCTGATGATTGGCAATGCAAGGTCGTTGGGGAACGGCGTGTTAGCATACTTTTCAAGGATTGCCCGCGAATGGTCGTTCAGGTCGATGCGCAATGCGTCCACCGTCTTTTTGGTCACGACCTCTATGTGTTCCGCCTTGATGTCGGAACGCTTCAATTTCGCCGCGTCCGAATATCGCAAGCCTGTGAAGCAGCAGAACAAGAAAACATCCCGGACACGTTCAAGGGCGGATTGTGACTTGTTGAACTGAAATTCTTGCAGCTTGCGGACTTCTTCTTGGGTCAAATAGATTATTTCCTTTGCGTCGGGGTTTGTGCCTTTCAATTTCGGCTTGAATGTTTCGTGCAGATGCCCGGCGTAATATCCCGACAAATACGACCACCGCAAGAACCATCGCAAGAATGAAAGATTCTTTGCAATGGTCGTGTTGCGCATTTCATTTTTGGTCAGGTGGTCAACATATTCTTGCAACTTCGATTCCGACAAGGTATGGAACGACAACAAGGGGTCGAACAACTGCAAGTGCCTTTTCAGGGCGGAAAACTTTTCAAAGGTTGAATCCGTCCATTGATTCTTCTTGCCCATCGTTTCGGTGAACAAGTCAAACGCCGCAAACAACTCGATTCCCTGATTGTCGCCGATTGCCTTTTTAACTTCGGTTTGCCGACCGACTAAATCATTGAACAAGTCGCGGACTTCACCCCGCGCCGGAACACGTTTTTCAATCAGTTCATAACGCGACATCACTTCACTAATGACAACCCGCCATTGGTTGACCGTGCGGTTGATTTCATCGGCATTCGGGGCGGCGTCCTTTGCAAGTTGCTTTTCGGCATCCCATTGGTCAACGTCAATGATAAAGCCCGTGGCAATATCAACCGGGGGTTCACCGCGCAATGTGAACCGCATCCGAATCGCCACGCCCTTTTCCTGATGATTCCGCCGCTTATAAAGGAAAAATTTAACCGACCAATTTATTTTCATTTCGCATCCGTTTTAAGCATTTTCCCCCGTCCGAGAAGCAACCATTCAGCCGACACCCCGAAGTCGTTGCAGATGCCCGCCAATGCGTCCACGTCAATACATTTATAAGTCATTTCATCAATGGGCTTGTCGATGGTCAATTTCAAAGTCGCATATTTTACCCGGTTCAGGTTGTGTGCTTCGCAAAAACCTTTGATGCCATCGACCTTGCCCAACTCGATTGCGAGATTCAGGGCTTGAAAGAATCGGCGGGTTATTTCAATCGCTTGGGGGTTGACTGATTTTTTCATCTTGATTTTGCTTTTTTGGAAAAAGTGCAAAACTTGTTTTGCCCTATTTTATATTATATCGAAGATATATTTATTTTCTTTTCTTTTCTTTTGCATCATTTTGCATTGCAAATATGCTTCGTTGCATTGCATTTGCATTGAAATGAACAGACCTATTCCGCCGGGGAGAATGTGACATCATCCATGATAAGCGTGCCAAGATTGAAAAAGGCACTTCGGGAATTGTCAAATTCGGTGGTCACACTGATTCTTGGGTTGTCGGTTAGCCCACGCCCCGACGGTAATTCAAACCAATGTTCTTGCGTGTTGTCAGGGTAAAACAAAAATTTTCCATCCAACGAATATTTCGCATTGTCAACAAGGTTTGCAACTTGTTCGGGCTTCATCCGGGCGAACACCTGAAAGCTGATAATCCTATCATTCGGGCGGTTGGAATAAGAGAATTTGACAACGTATTGCCCGGCAAACTTTGAATATTGATTGTAAGGCAAGCACATTTCATATTCCATCGGTAATTCCGCCAAGAACGGCAACTTGCCGCCCTGATACTGATTGATGCGGGCTTTGATTGTGTCGGCAAGCATCGACCGGGTGACATCGTTGTTCAAGTAATTAGGTGTTGAAGCGATAGCAGCATCAACAAAATGGTCTAACGTCGTTGTGTGGGTCGTTTGCGTGGCTTGTGGCGCATTTTGTTTGCCGGATTGACCATTTGAACATCCGACAAGGGAAAGAAGCCCACACACGCAAAGAATGAGCCTTAACCCTTGCATAACATCTTGACATTATAGTCGGCAATCATCTTATCGAAAAGCACCTTGTCGACCTTTGTTGTTTCCTCGCCTTTGAGGGATGCCAATTCAAGGGCATCAAAGATGGGTTCAGGCATTACAGAATAATAAGCCGGAACGCCATAAAACTTGTTGACTTCAATTTCAATCATCATTGTTGGGGTTTTGATAGGTTTTCAATAATTGTGAGATAACGGGATTGTTGGGCAATCAGGTTGTCAAGGGATTTTTGCTTTGCTTCAAGCAACCCGATAAGTCGGGCAACATCATTGTCCGGGTATTGTCCCGGGGCGGTTGCCTCGATAGTTTCCTTTTCGATTGTCCGTTCAATTATCTTGTCGCCGTTGATTGCATCGCCGTTTTGAACGTGCTGACCACCAAACACGACGTGGGGTGTTGCCAATAGCGACCGCAATATTGCGTCTTTTGACTTTGGAATTTTCCCACCTGATTCCCAATTTTGTATTGTCCGGGAGTGAACACCTATCTTTTCGGCAAGTGCTTCTTGCGAAAGTCCTAAAAAATCGCGTATTTGTTTGACTTCATTTGCGGTCATAATCAGACAGTTGCATTTTGTTAAGATTTTTTAACACGCACTATTGCGTGATTTAATTGTGTTTTATTTGGATTTACACACAATATTGCGTAACTTTGCAAGCGTAAATGAAACACATTGCAAAGGTAAAGCGAAAGCAAACGCTTACAAATAGCAAATTTACGTCATTTTTACGAAACCAACGCAATGTTTCATGGGGAAAAATTAAAACGACACTCAAAATTTCGCAACAATGAGAACTGAAATTAAAGAAAAGATTGATGCCCTTGACTATGAAACCCGGTCGAAAGTGCGTGAAACAATCTTGGCACTTGACAACGGCAAAGGTCAGTTAATCGATTTTTATGCCGATGGGTCGGGAGTGTGCTTCACCTATTGGTCGCCGACTATCAACCACGGTTGCCCCGGTACGGTTGCCCGGTCATTCAATATGGAAATCGCCGCCCTGATTCTTGCCGGACATCGCTTGAAGTCGCATGAATTGCCGAAATGTATGTAATTAACCACCGGGGCGGAAACCTCCGCCCCCTTAAATCCTCAAAAATGAGCAAAGAACACTTTTCATTTCAAAAAGGATGGTCGCAAGTGAAGAATGGCGACCTTGAAGAATGCCGCAAAAAACTGATGGCGGCACTAAACATCACCACCCGCGCATCTTGGGGCAAACGCCTGAAAGGTGAAGTTGAACCCAAGATTTCCGAAGCCCGTGCGGTTGAAAATATTTTTGCCGAATATGGTGTCAAGGAAGTTTGGGGGGTAGAGTGATGGATGTTGCAGAATTGACCAAACGCGAATCCGAAATTGCGGAATTGTTCGCATGGGGCGCAAGCAAGAAAGATGTTGCAAATCGCCTTTTCATTTCGGAACGAACCGTTGAAAATCACGCCCGGAACATATATGCGAAAATCGGGTGTCAAAAAATCAATGAATTGTGCGCGTGGTGGTTTTGCACTACATTCCACATTTCCTTTAACTTATCACCCTTGAAACGAAATGTTTTGGCAATCGTGATGTTGCTTATCCTTACCCCGCAAATTATCGGATTAGACAATCAGGATTATTGCCGCATGGTAAGAGTAAGGACAACAAGAGTTATCCGCGCCCGTCGGTCGCAAAATGATTCCGACATCAACCCATTAACACTTTAAGCAATGAAGAAAAAATTGAAATACATTATCAAGGAGATTTCAGGTGGTCAAGACCTGACACGCCGCCAACGCGCAATATTCACTTGGTGGGCTTTATCCCTGACGTTCACGATGATATTTGCCGAATGTCTTTGGCTTTGCGCCATCATGGTTGTTTCATTTTGCGTTTCATCACATTACCTGAAAGAAGTTCCAATTCCCGATGATGATTCCGCCGAATTATGATTGATATTAACCCGAACACAAGGTTGATTGACTTGACGGTTAGGCAACTTCTTGAACTGATACAATCGGCATCAGGAACACCGACGCAAGACGCACCGAAAGAACGCCGCCTTGAATATGGAATCACCGGAATTGCCCGAATCTTTAATTGCAGTATCAGCACCGCCAACCGTATCAAGGCAAGCGGAAAGATTGACAAGGCAATTTCACAACGTGGTCGGTTGATAGTCATTGACGCGGACAAAGCATTAGAATTATTTAATAAATAAAACATTAACTAACAATGAAAAAAGCAATCTTGGAATCGCTGACCCTTTGCAACTTCAAAGGGGAACAAGCGCGGACAACGCACTTCAACGCCGATGTCACCACAATATCCGGGGCAAACGGTCTTGGCAAGTCAAGACATTTCGATGCCTTTGTGTGGTGTCTTTTCGGCAAGGATGTTCAAGACCGCAAAGATTATGAAGTTAGAACCCGATTGGCAAACGGGGAATTGCTTCACGAAGTGGAATGCAGTGTGACCGTTGTGTTGAACATCGACGGTGAACGCATCACCCTGAAACGCGAATCAGTCGAAGAATGGGTGAAACCCCGTGGTCAGGTTGACCGCGTATTGAAAGGCACACACAACGAATGTTGGTGGAATGAAACCCCGGTCAAGGTCAATGAGTTCAACGCCCGTGTCGCCGCTATTCTTGACCCATCCTTGTTCAAGATGATAACAAACCCGATGTTCTTTGCATCAATGGATTGGAAGTTGCAACGCGCACAACTTTTCCAACTTGCGGGAACAATCACCGATGCGGAAATTGCCGCCAAGAATCCCGAATTTGCGAAACTTCTTGACAAACTGACCGGGAAATCACTTGCAGACTTCAAGACCGAATTGGCGGCAAAGAAGAAGCGTTTGCAAAAGGAATTGACCGAAATTCAACCGCGCATCGACCAAACCCGAAAGATGATGCCGGAAAGTCAGGATTTCGCAAGCATTGAAGCCCAAATCGCCCAAGTTGACAAGGAGATTGCCGACATTGACAAGATTATGTCGGATAATGCCGCCCGTGTCCGTGCCGAATATCAGGCAGAACAAGCCAAACAACGCCGTGTGAACGACCTGACAACCCAACGTGATAATCTTGTCAGGGAAGCCGAACAAGCCGCCAAAAACGCCGCTTTTGAAGCCAATGCGACCCGTCGTGAACTTGAATCGGGCATTGCTTCAAAGAAACGTGAATTGTCAGCAATGGAACGCACATTGCGCACCCTGACATCATCCCGCGACCGTTACACCACCGACATCACAACCCTTGAAGCCGATATTGTCAGCAAACGGGATGAATGGTATAAGGAAAACGCAAAGGCATATTCGGGCGATGATGTTTGCCACCATTGCGGACAAGTGTTGCCAAAGGAAATGCGCGACAAGAATTTGTCCGATTTCATCGCAACCCAAAAGGCGAAAAAGGATGCAATTCAGGTTGAGGGCAAACGCCTTGCCGCCCGCCTTGCAGAACTGAAAAAAGCCCATCAGGACACCGAAAAGGAAATCACCGACCAACAAGCCGCAATCGACGCAATCAAGGCGGAAATCAAGCAAAAGGAATCCGACCTTGCCAATATGCCCGAAAGTACCCCCGCAAGCATCGTGGCAAATGAAGTTGCCGGATATGCAGAATTGACAAAGCAGATTGAGAAAGCCCAAGCCGCCCTTGCGACATCAGGGGAATGCACCAATGATGATTCCGAACATCAGGCAAAGAAAAAAGAATTGACAAACCGCCGTGATGCCCTGAAACGCCAACTTGCAACCCGTGATGAAATCGCCCGGTGTGAAAATGAAATTGAAAACCTTACCCAAAAGGGCAAAAACCTTGCACAACAAATTGCCGACCTTGAAAAAGAAGAATATGTTGTTCAGGAGTTCACCCGCACCAAGATTGATGAATGCGAAAGCCGCATCAATGGGATGTTCCACAATGTCACATTCCGACTTTTCGACAAGACCTTTGAGGGCAACATTTTTGAAACGTGTGTTCCCCTTGTCAATGGTGTTCCCTTTGGGTCAGCAAACACCGCTGGGAAAATCAATGCCGGGCTTGACATCATCAACACCCTTTGCCGATTCTATGGCATTTGCGCCCCCTTGTTCATCGACAACCGCGAATCGGTCAACAATCTTATTCCAACCGAAAGTCAAATCATTAACCTTGTCGTTACAACCGACAATAAATTAACAATCGAGTAATGAACGAACTTCAAGTGCAAAATCCAACCGGGGTCGTGACAACGACCGCCCCCGCGATGGTCGGGTTCAACTTCTTTGACCCGCAACAATTCCAAACAATGCAACGTGTTTGCAAGATGTTTGCATCATCCGACCTTGTGCCGGACACCTACAAAGCAAAGACAAAGCCCATCCCTACCAATGCAACCCCCGAAGTGATTGCGGCGGTTCAGGCGGAAAATGAAGCCGCCACAAGCAAGGCGATTGCAAATTGCATGATTGCCGTTGAAGTTTCAATGCGCATCGGCGCGTCGCCCCTGATGGTCATGCAGAACATGGCGGTCATCTATGGTCGCCCGTCGTGGTCATCCAAGTTCCTGATTGCAACCGTCAATTCTTGCGGACGCTTTGAACCCTTGCAATTTCGCTTCACTGACAAGGGCAACATCGGCGAAGTTGAATACACCGATTATGAATGGAACGACCGCGCACGACGCAAAGAAGCGGTTAAAAAGGTGCTTGACGGCACGAACATTCGCAACCTTGAATGTGTGGCTTTCACCACCAAGAAAGGGTCAAAAAATGTCCTTGAATCCGCGCCCGTGTCAATTCAACTTGCAGTTGAAGAAAGATGGTTCACAAAGGACGGTTCAAAGTGGCGCACAATGCCCCGGCAAATGCTGATGTATCGCGCCGCTTCAATGTGGACAAATGCTTATGCCCCCGAACTTTCAATGGGTATGCGTACAATCGAGGAACAACAAGACATCGTGGATGTCGAGTTTGAAGAAGCGCCGACCGCATCCCCCGAAGCATCCGCACCTCACACCGCGTCAACAATTAGCATGGATGACGCAAAGACCCCGGATGTTTCCGCAACTAAACCCGAAAATCAGGAAGCCGCGCACGCATCCCCTGAAAACGCGCAAGCCCCCACGCCTGAAAGTCCTGACACCAACAACCCCGGATTCTAATGGACTTAAGGATTCTTGGGAGCAGTTCAAAGGGAAATTGCTACATCTTTGACAATGGGGATGAAGCCCTTGTCATTGAATGTGGCATCCCTTTCAACCGTGTTCGCATGGCAATGGACTTCAAGACAAACCGAATCAAAGGTGTGGTCATTTCACACGAACACGGCGACCATTCCGCCGCCGTCGGCAAGTTCCTTGAACGCTTCATTCCCGTTTACACCTCACGGGGAACGGCAAAGGCACTGAACATTGACACCAACGAACTTGTGCATCAGGTCGCCGACCATGAAATGGTATCAATCGGCAAATTCCGAATAATGCCTTTCAGGGTTGAACACGATGCCGCCGAACCTTTCGGATTCCTGATTCATCACCCCGAAACGGGAACGGTTATGTTCGCCACCGACACCCGCGATTTGCGTTACAACCCTTTCAACCCTGACAACATCATCAGGTTTCCGGGGCTTAACAACATAATGATTGAATGCAGCTTTCGGCATGACATCTTGGAAAAGAACATTGCCGCCGGACGCTTGCCCAAAGCAATGGCAAACCGCACAAAGAAAAGCCATTGCAGTTTTGCCGAATGCCGGGCAACGCTTCTTGCGCAAGACCTTTCAGGGGTCAACAATATAGTCTTGATTCATCTTTCCGATTCAAACGCCAATGCAAGGGAAATTCAAGCCGATATTGAAGCCGAAACGGGCAAGACCGTGACAATCGCCGAATCAGGAATAACAATCAACTTTAATAAATCACCCTTTTAACAACTTTCAAAAATGAAAAATTTTGTTGTTTACAACCGCGAACAAGGACGCGAAAACGGACTTGTCTTTTCAGGCAATGACCCTGAAAAAGTCCAAGAAGATTTCCTTGATATGATTGACGACATCAACGATGATGTCGAAGATGAAGATGACAAGGTTTCAATCTTTGACTATGTGTTTGCAGTCGAAGAAGTCAAGGACATAAACGAAGAAGTCACCGACTACAACACCGCCCGTCAATATCTTGGCGGCAAAGCCAACAAGCAATTCACCGTCACACAAAAGGCGGTCACATTGGGCAACACCGTTCCAAGCCTTGTTGAAGTCACACACCTTGTCGATGCCCTGAATCCGGCACACGTTGAAGCCCTTATCGCCCTGAATGAATTGTTCACCATCGCGCAAGCATGGAACATGGCGGATGACTTCACCCCGGACTATTCCAACCGCAATCAAGATAAGTGGTTTCCGTGGTTTGTCTATGACAAAGACCGTGCGGGCTTCGTGTCGGCGTATTCTGCGCCGTCGCCTGCGAGTGCGTATTTCGGTTCTCGGCTTTGCTTCAAAACCGCAAATCGCGCCCGTCAATTCGGGGAACAATTCATTGACCTTTGGAACAAGGTTCTTTTACTCAACGCCTGAATGTATCACTATAAAACAAAACAAGTATGGAAAGAGCACTTGGAAGCGACATCGAAAACCCGATTGCCCGCCGTCAATTCCTTGCGGACAACTGCGATGCCGTCGTGGATAAGGGATATATGAAGCCCTATTCCCCGGAAGAATTGCAAGGACACAAAGAAAGCCTTGCCAACGTGTCAATCGAAATCGCTGAAATTGAAGCGGAAATGAAGCAAGTTTCCGCCGAATACAAGGGGCGGTTGAAACCCCTGAAAGAACAACGCGCGGGGATGGTCTCGAACATCAAGGCAAAAGCCGAATATGTCACCGAACCTTGCTTTCGGTTCACCGACCAAGAAGCGAAAATGACGGGGTTCTATAATGCCGATGGGTTGTTGATAGAATCACGCCCGGCGACCGCCGATGAACTGCAACCGACCATCTTTGGCGCATTGCGCACCGGGAATGTTCCGCCGTCAACGGGAACAAATGACTAAACCATCAAATCAGCATGGACAACGAAAAAATGCAAATCAATTTCGCGCCCGGTCAAACGACCGCCGAAGTTATCATCCGCGAGGGTGGCGCGACAAAACAACTTGACCCGAAAGCCCCGGTCAAGACTGAAATTGTCGGAACAATCGGAACGATTCTTGAATACCTGAAAAAGCGTGTCAATTCGGGTCAGTTCAAGCAAAATGAATGTTTCATCAGTGTTGACCGCGAAAGCGTCAAAATGACCCTTACAATCAACGAATCCAACGCTTACAAACGCGGCACGGTTGTTTCAAAACTTCAATACACCCCGCAATTCGTAAAATTCGGCATCAATACCGATAAAGTATGGACACCCGCCGAATTGGGCTTGTTCTTCAAAATGAACCGCACGTTCTTTCCTGACCGAAAGGACAACATGGAACTTGTGTCACGCCTTATGAACTTTAATGGCACGGTTCAAGCAAACATCGACCGTGACATTAAGATGAACGGAAGCCGCACCGACAATTTCGCCCAAGTGGTCAATTCCAACTTGCCCGAATCATTCACTTTGTGCATCCCCATTTTCAAGGGCTTGCAACCTGAAACACTTGAAGTGGAAACATTCGCACAAATAGACGGGCGCGACGTTCACTTTGTCTTGATGTCGCCCGGCGCACAAGCAACCCTTGAAGATATTAGGGATAAGGTTCTTGATGAAGAACTTGCCGAAATCCGCGAAGTCGCCCCCGAAATTGCAATCATCGAAGTATAAGCACAAACCAACAAGCCCCACCGGGGGAATCCACCCCCGGTGGTTAAAAGTAACGACAATGAAAGATAAGACTTACTATTTCCCGCACGACTACAACGCCCGGAATGACCCCAAATTGCAAGATGTCTTGATTGAACATGGCGCGGCGGGCCTTGGCGTGTTTTGGTGTATTGTCGAGCAACTTTATGAGCAAGGCGGGGAATTGCCTTTGCGGTCTTGCAAAAGCATTGCGTTTGCATTACATCAGGAATGCACAATGGTTGAAAGCATCGTGAATGACTTTGGTTTGTTTGAAAACAACGGTGAATCCTTTTGGTCAAATTCAGTGAATAAGCGCATCGGGAAGCGTCAACAAATCAGCGAAAGACGCAAGCAAGCCGCCTTAACACGTTGGCAATCAACGGCAAGTCAGCAAGTGCAATCCACCCCCGATGCAAATGCAATGCAAAAAGATGCAAAAGAAAAGAAAAGA